GGAACAGGCTTGATGGGATTAATGAGAGACAACCCGTTGATTACTGCAATGGCGTTACAGGCTTTTGATGAACAGCAATATCCGGACGGTGTTAAAACCAGTACTCCTCTACAAGAAAGACAGTTAGCCACTGGAGAAAGACTGCCGGACTATGAAGGCAGGGTGTTTACTCCTATGCGTTACGCCGCTCAAGGGGGCATGATCGAAGGACCAGGGACCGGCACCAGTGATGATATCCCCGCAACGATCTACCAAAACGGAGAGCCGGTACAAGAAGCACGGTTGTCTGACGGTGAGTTTGTTCTTCGTGAAAAGGATGTTCTGGCTGTTGGTGATGGGGACAGAGAAAAAGGCGCCGCTCGATTGTACGCGATGCAACGGAATATAGGATAGGGCCATGGCTGATCAGACACAAACCGTTCTACAGGGACAGTTCCTTCCGGAGTACCAAGAGAAATATCTGAAAGACCTGTTGGCTAACGTATCATCGATTAGCGAGAAATCTCCCCTTGCAGATGTGGCCGCACCTGATGTCATGCAGTTTACCCCCAACCAGCTAGAGGCAATCCGCCTTGGTCGGGCAGGCATTGGCGCCTACGAGCCCATGATGCGGGAAGCAGAGGCTAGCTTTGATACCGCGGGAACAGCATATGACTCTGGTATTTCTGCACTAGCAGGAACCACGGGTGGTTTTGATCTAAGCGGCTATGCTGGTGATGTGGCCGAGGGCCAAGAAGGACTGCGCGGAACAACGCAGATGTTTGCGGACAGCGCCGATCAGTACATGAACCCATACGAAGACGCTGTTGTTCAACAGGCGTTGGCCGATATTCAACTGGCTGGACAGGAACGTGCTGCCAAGATTGGTGGCGCAGCGGCTGGGGCTGGGGCTTTTGGCGGATCTCGCATGGGCGTAGAGAATGCTATGCTTAATCGAGACATCCTAGCGCAGTCGGGCAGAACCGCTGGGCAACTACGTCAGACCGGATATGAAAGCGCACGTAAGGCGTTTGAAAATCAAATGGCGCGAGAAGGTCGGGCTGCTACGGGCATCGTAAACATGGGCAGTGATTTGGCTAACAAGGGCATGTCTGCTTTTGAAAACCAGATGAACCGCGGTCAGCAGGCCAGCCAGATCTTTGGGCAACTGGGTCAGGGTATTGCCGGTTTGGGTGCTAGGGAAGCAGCCTTGGGAGACATGGCGCAGAAGTCAGCGCAGAGTGACGTTAACGCTCTATATAACCTCGGGTCGTTGGAGCAACAGCAGCAACAGCGTGAGTACGATGTACAGCGGCAAGGACAGATGGAACAGGCTTATGAGCCGTACAGAAGGTTTGGCTTTATGTCTGACATCTTCCGCGGCGTTCCGTCTACTAGCAGTACTTTATCGCAAACTACTGTGCCATCACCCAGCCCACTTAACGCTGTCATGGGCAACGCGATGGGACTTGGAGCCTATCAGAACTTCTCCGGTTATAGTTAAGGGATCAACGTTATGCAGAATGAGGTCTTTCATCGGAGGTTGTTTCAACGCAAAGATGGCGCTCGGACGCGGCTTAACCAACTGGCTAGGGCCGATCAGCCTTCGGGCATACTTGCATCCAGCCAACCCTTGATTGATGAAGCGATGAAGTCGGTTCGCAGACCGGAAACCTCAGCCATACCTATGGATGTCGCTAAGGGTATGAGCGCGGGAAGAGCCGGCGGTATGCCCATGTCCCCCGCACCTATGCCTATGCCTATGGCGCCACCTCCCGCTCCTGCACCAATGCCAATGGCCCCTCCTCCACAACAGATGGCCCAAGCACCACAGCCCCAGCCGCAACCTAACCTTAATCCTATGCGCCCTGGTGTTAAAACTATGCAGGAAGGTGGAGAGACTACTCCTATGGGGCCGATGAATGCTGTCTATGAGGAAGAAACACCCTTTGGTCAAATAGACATTAGTGACTTAGCAGGAACCGTGCTTCAAGCCATTGGGATCATTGATGATCCGGATGTGGATGACACTAATACAGGGAAGTCCTTAGTTGTTATGGCGGGTGGTGACCCTGACAAACCTTTAAAAGCAGAAATGGCTAAAGCGGGTGCTAAGTTAGGGCTTTCTAAAATAAATCCTAAGAAGTCTCTTCCTAAAATAATTAAACAGGTCAGGGGTGATCTTGGCAAGATGGCGGAGTCTGAGGCATTCTTTGGCATGGCCGCGGACAAAGATCCGAGAGCCGCGTCTGCCTTTGGTAGAGCCATGGGCAAGGCGCAAGGTACTCAGATGGCTCTTGAGGCTGATGCTCAAAAGACTGCGTTTGCTAACGCTGAAGCAGAGCGCCTGTTGAGACTGAAGGCAGCGTTGACGCCTAGAACAGGGGCAGGAGGAGCCTTTTCTAAAGCAGAACCATTTTCGGATGTTGCCGCAAGGTTTACCGCAGAGTTAATTAAACAAGGTCTTGATGCTGAAGAAGCATATACGCAAGGACTATCTATGGCTAATGACTTGTTTGCAAATCAAGGCGGTGGGGCAGCGGCTCCTGCGAGTGGTGGCGGCGCGGGAACCCCTCCTTCAATAAATACTCAAGAAGAATTTGACGCTCTTCCTAGCGGCTCAGAGTACTATGACGGCGATACCTTGTTGAAAAAACCATAAAGGCAAGACCATGGCAGAAACAAATCGTTTCGGTGGAATACCGGTATCCCAAAAAGTTGAAACAACAAATCGTTTTGGAGGTGTCCCTGTTGATGTGGAAGAAGAAGATCGTCCGTTCCTTGAAGGTTCAATAGCAAAAGAACTGGGCGAAGGATTATTGTCCGGAGGGCTTGGAGCAGTTGAGGGCGTAATCGGTTTAGGAACAACACTTAAAGACGCTGTAGCAGGGACAGACACCACAACCAAACTCAACCAAAGTTTTCAAGAATTTAAAGATGACATGGGTATTGATCCGGAGGGTTTTGCTGGAACAATAGGCGAGGTCACAGGGCAGTTTGTAATACCAGGGCTTGGTGTAGCAGGAGCCGTGGCTAAAGGTTCTAAAGCTGTTCAAGCCGCAACCAAAGCCAAGAGAGCATTGACCGGAAAAGAAAAGCTAGTTCTTGGGGCTCAAGAAGCCGCAGCTATGGGCGGCGTAGACTTTGTGGTGTCCAATGATAACAACACAGTCATTGCTGATGTGTTTGATAGCCTGCCTCAAGATGCTTCCGATCTAGTAGGTGAGACAGGAACTAACAAGGCTTTGTTGCGTTTGGCAAAACGCACACAAATAGGTCTTGAAGGTGGGTTGATTGGCGGTGCAGTAACCGGTGCCTTTGCTGGGTTGGGCAAGACCCTTGGTCAAGTAAAGAAAACAGGCACTGGCAGAGAGTTACAACAGGGTCTGTCTAACCTTGGGACAAAAATAGAAGACACCCTTGTTAAAAAGATGACCGCGGAACCCGGACAAGAGTTTGGGACATTTAAAAACAAGGCGATAGATTTAATTGCAGCCTCTCGTTACGGTGGATTTTTACCTAGGGCCGTGGCCGAAAAACAACTTGGTGTAGAGGCTCAAGTTCGCACTGCTGTTTCACAAGGCGAAAGAAACCTAAATGATTTGGACAAGGCTAGTAAGGCATTCTTCAGTAAAATGCCCAAAGACAAATCAAAGTTAGAAGAAGTTAACATAACAAACAATCTTTATGCTTACTTAACTAATTCAGGAGACAAGGCAGCGAAGGCACTATCGGCTCTTCCAAAAGAACTGCGGAACCCCGCAAAGAAGATGGCGGATCATCGCAATAGTTTAGCTAAATTAGTTCCCGAGTCTGGCTTTGTTAAAGGCGGTCTTGGAGAGACTGAAATCCCAGACCTAGGCAAAACGTTTAACGAAGTTTTAAACGAAGGTTCCGAAGAATACTTGCGGAGAGACTTTAAAGTATTTCAAGACTCTAAGTATATTCCAGATGACGAAACACTTGATGTTGCAAGGATGTATTTTAAACGAAACGATAAACTCACAGAAAAAATGTTGTCAGAAATTAAAAAAGCAGACATCAACAATACCCTGTTTACTGATGACTTTATAAAACGAAATGGCTTAACGGTGTCTGGCGGAGGTGACGATCTTAAAGTTACTGTTGGCGGAAAAGTTACTGACGAAGTAGCAAAAAAAGCAAGAGATGCTTTTCTCGACCAATACAGAGTACTTAACAGATCTACTGCCAAGAAGGGCGCAGGGCGTGTAGCTAAGGACCGCTTGGATACTGGTATGTTTATCCAACGGAAGAAGATAGCTCCCGAGTTACGCAGATTAATGGGAGAGGTAACGGATCCCAGAGAGGCTTACCTAAAAACAATAGCGGACCTAGCGCAGTTTACGGCCGTTGATAGTATGCAAACATCGGTTGCAAACATGGCTAAAAACAATGACGGTATTGGCCGCTTGTTTATTGGCCCTGAAAAGGTCACATCTGAAGCGGCAAAGACAGCATTAAAGAACAAGGGTTACGTCCAGCTTGGCGGCGAAGGTGGCATTGGATCCATGGCTGGCCCCGCAGCAATACAAGATGTAAAGAAACTGGATGAGATGATCAGCCGCTCTGGGTGGGGATCTCTTGATGGGTATTACGTTCCCGAGGATATCTATAACAGCCTGACAAACAAGGTGTGGTCTGAGGCAGATGCCGCAACACAACTATTTCAAGGCGCTTTAAACACGTTTGTTCGAGGCAAAGCCTTATCTCAATACTCTAAAACAATTCTATCTCCTGTTACGATGGTGCGTAACTTTACAACTGGTCATGCCTTTATGCTTGCTAATGGCAACCTTCCTTACGCACCGTTGGGCCGTGGCGCCAGTTCCGCAGATGCTTTTAAATTAGTTGCTGCCAACATATTTAAGGGCGGCGATGACCGGGTTCTTGAACTTCTTATGGACGCCCAGAACCGTGGGGTCATTGGCACGAATGCAGAGTTAAGAGAAATACAAGACGCCCTGCGTAAGGGTATTGATCGAGCAAGCGATGCTCCAAGCACTGCAATAGAAGGGTTGCTTGGTAAAAAAGCAGCGGGTCTTGCCGCAAAATCAAAGGTAGCAAAGGCCTTTGGTAAAGCAGGGTATTACGCTGAAGGGCTATACCAAGGCGGCGATGATGTCATGAAGTTTATGAGCTATGCCGCTGAGGAGATGAAGCTAGCTAAGGCGTTAGACACAGTAGATGAAAAAACTGCGATAAAGTATCTGACCAAAAACGGAACTGATGTACCTCTTGATTTAAGCATGACCCCTAGCAAAGATGCCTACAAAGAGTTGTTAAAGCACCGCGCTGCCCAGATCGTCAGAGATACACTACCAAACTATACCAAGGGTGCTTCGGAGCTAGTTAAGTTTGGGCGCCGGTTGCCGTTTGGTAACTTCATTACCTTCCCTGCTGAGATACTGCGTACTGGGTTTAACATTGTTCAACAGGGTTTGGATGATATGTACTCAGGCATCCCCGCAATAGAGGCTAGAGGACGTAACAGGCTGATGAGCTTTGGTGCAACGACCATAGCTGCACCTGTCGCTGCGGTAGAGGCGGCGTACCAGTTCTCAGGTGTAGACCGAGAAGAGATGAAAGCATACAAAAGATCCTTTGCTCCACAGTGGGAAAAGGGCGCGGTCCTAGTGCCTGTTGGAAAAGATGAAGACGGTAAGATCCAGTACGTCAACTACAGTACGTTGAACCCATATGATACTCTAACTCGATTTATGAACCGTGCTATGAACGAGGGTGATAAGGCTATTAAGGAAGGCCAAGATCCCGCAGATGCAGTAACTAACGTTATGTTCTCCACGATGGGTGAGTTCTTTGCTCCGTTTATGGATGAGGCTATCATAACTGAAGCGGCGATTGACGTATACAATGCGGCTAGTCGGAACAACGGCAGAACAAAGTCTGGCGCTCAAATATTTAACTCTCTTGATTCTAACCTGACCAAGGGCTTTAAATCCTTTATGCATGTGGCAAACACCATGATGCCTGGTTTTTTACCAATGGACTTTAAAGGTGGCGCTCCCGTGGCAGGCAGGTTCTCCCGTGGGCTGGTAGGAACAGAGGAAGGAACTTTCTTTGGAATTAAGTCTGAAGATAAGTTTGGCCGCGAAAGAACACTACTAACTGAATTAATCAGGGCTGGATCTGGCGTAAGCACTCTAGAGTTTGATCCTAAGAAAGGATTAGAGTTTGGGGGCTACCGTTTTCAACGCGGTCAAACCGAAGCAAAGCAGATGTTTAACAGGGTGGCCGATGACTCTGGAACCACTGCATCGGAGTTTGAGGATGCGTTCATTAAAGGTAATGAGGCAAAGCTGCGGAACGACAAGAGATACTATCAGATGTTTGAGGATCTCCGGGCCATGGGTTTGTCCGACAGCGAAATGCGTAGAGTATTAAAGGATAGCAATATTGGTTCTAGCGCCCGTAAGGTTATGCGTGGACAGTTTGATCCGTTTAAAGTTAGCTCTAAAAACCGCAAAGAAATGCGTAAGGCAGGAACTCAAGACGAGTTTAGGCTTGTAAGCAAAAGAATAAACGAAATTAGAAAGTTAATGCGTGGCGCTTCTCTTGCGCCCGATGACAACCCAGATGTCCGGGCTCCTAACCTTGATACTCAGTTAGAAGCAGCGCCTGTGCCTGCGGCTCTTACAGGTAATAGATTTGGTGGCATTCCCGTCACGGCTCCTACAGGTAATAGATTTGGTGGCGTTCCAATCCCCGCACTACCCACCCTGCCCCCAGGCCCTACGGTATTGCCCAACCCGCAGGACCAAGAGATACAGCGCCGGCTTAATCCATAACATCGACCTTCACACCAAGGCCACCGAACAACTGGATCATATCGTTAACGTGTTCTGTCACGTCCTCGATGATATCGTCATCGTCTGTACATACAGCAAGGCGCATGGTTCTCTCTACCACTTTTAGCAGGGCTTGAACCTGCATGGGGTGCATCTGTTTAAAACCTACGGTATCAATCTTCTCTTCCATCATTCGATCTCTCCCCAGTTGTCCTTGAGTTCCTCGTCTACCTTAGACGGAACCTTGAGTATATGTGATAAGCCTGTCTCCATGATCTCGGTGATCTTAGAGGCTTGCTCTTGGCTTTCTACAGAGAAGCATAGTTCATCATGGACCGTGAGCATAGGAACTAATCCCTCGGCATAGCAATCAGCCATGGCCTTCTTAGTTTGGTCCGCAGCGGATCCTTGGATCAGCTTGTTCAGCGCCTTGTATGTAAACGCCCTCCGCAGGTACATCCCGTACTTCTCTTGTGCTTCCTTTAGAGCCAGTGGCTTGTTGTATTCAAACGTTCTAGGCTCCCACAGATCAAACCGGCACCTACGGCCTAGCAGAGTGCGTATAGAGCCCTGCTGAGAGGCGCGAGTGCTTGCAATCTCTGCTAGCCCCTTAACGAAAGGCACCTTGCTCTGGTGCGTCTGAAGCAGTGTGGTGGCCTCGGCTACGCTGATGTCCAACTGGTCTGCTAGCTTGGCCTTACCCATGCCGTACATAATCCCTAGGTTCACAGTCTTTGCAGACTTCCGATCAATGCCGGCAATGTCAGCAACCATCTGGTGCAGATCGATGTCCTTGGTTTGCCACTCATCAACAATACCATCCACCATCTGATGCCGGTGATCGTCATTCAAGCTAGCCGCAAAGTGAACCAACAACCGTGGCTCTTGGCTAGAGTAATCAAACGAACCCCACTTGCATCCATCTTCGGGGATAAACAATCCGCGGATCATCTTCTTAATGTCTTTGTCCCGTGCAGGAATTTGCTGGAGGTTAGGGTTGGACGATGAGAACCGACCCGTAACTGTACCACCGTCATCGCTCCGGAGTTGGTGAAACTCGCAGTGGATCCTGCCTTTGTGTGAGTGACGCAGGATGGTATCAATAAACGTGCTGTCGGCCTTATCAAACTCCCGCAGCTTAACAATCTGTTGTGCTACAGGGTGGGGGTGCAGGTTTAAAAACTGCTTGGTAAAGGTAGCATTGCCAGCCGCAGTCTGTGCATACTCCAAGCCCAGTGAATCAAAGACCTTCTGAACAGAGGCCGCGGCCCATGGCTCAAGGTCCACACCTGTCTCATCACGAATGGATTTCTTTAGCCCGGTGATTCGACCCTTCAGTTCTTTCCGCACCTGCTCTGCTTGATCGATGTTTACTCTAACGCCATTGGTTTTCATTTTAAGCATGAGGGGAATGAGCCCTGTTTCCAGTTCCCATATGGCCCAGAGGTCTTGCCTCTCTACCTCTATCTTCAACCGCTCCCATAGCTTGAGCGTCATTAAAGCATCCTGTTCCGCGTAGGGTCCAACGTCCATCGGAGGTAGGCGCCACATCTCGGACTTAGGATCAAACCCCCAATCACGGGCCGCTGCGCGAAGAGCCTTCTCGTCCTTACGCATGTCGATCCAATCACGGCCTAGATTATTAAGGCTGTAGGAAAACCGGTTCTCGTCCACAATGGCGCCGGTAATCATGGTATCAATGATCCGACCCTTTACCTCGATGCCTTCCGCTTGCAACCAACCGGCATCATACGTGGCGTTGTGCATGATCTTGTCGATCCGCGGAGTATCCATCTGCTTTGCAAACCACCGCATGGTCATCTTGGGATCTAGGTTGTGTCCGTTCTGGTGACGTATGGGGAAGTAGCCTTTGTAATCTCCTGCAGCTACAGCAATGCCCACGATGAAACCATCCCCTCGGGCCCAACCGGGTCCGAGAGACTTGAGGTTTGGATCGCTTGTTTCCAAATCAACTGCGATAGACTTGTATCCTGTTAGATCAGGGTACTCTGTTGGTATGTTCCAATCAGGATCTAACCGGTCAATGTCCATCCGATCAAGATAGTTGATCGTTGACTTGTCTTTTCGATCTCTTGCCATAGGCTTTCCTTGCTGCTTTGGTACTCTTTGGAACGTGCTTACTACAGAACTTCTTTTGTCTACCAACTAACGGGAGCCCACAAGGCTTGCCGTTTCGACCATCAATCTTCTGACATGTCTTTGGCTCAACGTATGGATCATACTCAGTGCCGAACAATTCATTAAGACCCGGCTCTAGGTATGCGGCTAAACGCTTGCGGGTCATGGGCCTAGGTTCAGGAGAATACTTCGCCATGGCATCTAAGTCGTCCAACGTAGCAATCTTTAAAAGCTCTTTATAAACTTCAAGAACACCTTTTTCAGCCAAGTATTTCTTTTCTCGCTCGGCAAACTCTTTGGCATAATTTGTTGCTTCATTCACCCATTTATTTGTTTCCACATCTTGAATTGTACCATCCCAAACAGGAGTCTCTTCCTCTATCTCTACCTCCACCACCACTCCTTCTGGTGGAACCTCCTGAAGATACTCTTCTAATGACTTGTCTTCCACCTCTTCCCAATCATTATCATACTGGTCTGCAACCTCCGCAGACAGGGCGGAATACCCAATCTTATCGATCCACGAATCTTCATGGTTTATGTTCACCAACAGCCGGCTCGTCTTCAGCCAATCCATCATCAGACCAACATGCATTGGGCTTACACACCCATGCGTGGCGAGAGCGTTCTTCGTAATTATGTCCCATCCCAAAGATATGGTGGTGAAACTGTTATATACATCGCCGTATTCTTTTTCTCGATCCCCGTTGATCTTGCTCCACGCATCGTCTAGTAAATCTTCTCTATTCATAGCTGGTACTTATACCTCTTATCTGTATCTAGTATGTGCAATTCCTTCCGGGCGCGTGTTATGCCCACATAGAATGCCCGATGTTCGTCATCTGGATATTTGCTTTGAGCGCACACTCTTGGTATCCCTAGGTACACTACGCAATTATCGTCTTCTCCTCCCTTCATGGCATGAAAAGTTGATACTTTAAGGCGAGGGGGTTGGGTGATGTCTTCCCCTCGTCTTTCAATTGACCGGACGTATAGCTTCTGTTCCTTACCAAACCGTGCCACATCCATTGCATCCGTATATAACGGAGCAATCATTCCATAATCACGCACCAAGGTTTCGTAATCCAACATCGCTTCTGGATCCGCAGCGTCTAACAATCTAGCAGAGCCCCGCTTTACAACAGCATAGTCCCCCTGCTTTGGTACAGACGCATACATCTTTTTAACGCGGCGCAACGACAAAGGGTTACCTGCTTGCAGATCGCGCCAAGCAACGATCACATTTACTGCATCTGGGTTGATCGAAGGCCGACCCTTAACACTGTACAGGTATCCGTCTTCCCTTAAAGACTCTGCAAACTCACGCACAAAACTGTTGGTTCTAGCCATGATTGTCCACGAACCCTTGTGGTACGGAATTGTGTGCCGGCTTAGGTGGTATTCAACCAAGCCTTCTTCCTCCATGGGTAGAAACTCTTTCTCAATCCGGTTGTCGATCCGCTTTACAATCTGCTGAGACAAAGACCAAACGGCCCGAGGCAACCGGTACGACTGTGATAGGATTGTCTTGTTGTCTGTCGCGTTGATAAAACGATTAACATCAACGCCGGTCCAGCGGTGAATGGCTTGGTCATCGTCCCCTGCATACACCACATTCTCCGCGTTGGCCTTCATGTGATCCACCATCTCCCATTGCAAGGGAGTAAGGTCTTGGGCCTCGTCCACAATCAGCAGCTTCAAGTACGGTGGTTCTACGTTCAGGTACTGTTCAATCAGATCAACGAAGTCCATCTTACCAAACTTGCTTTTGTACAAAGCAACACTGACCTCGATCTGCTTCATCTTTGGAAACGATAGATCCCAATCCTCCGCCTCGTTGAACTCTTGCTCCATTGCAATCAACCTGTACCTGGACCGGTCGATCAACTGAATGTACTTGCCGCCGTCACCACCAATGGCAGGGATCAGGATGCCGTCATCAGGTGCGGCGCCTTCTGCATTATCAAACGACAAACCCAGACCATGACCCAGCTTGCGCCAATCGTCTTTGGCTAGCATGTCACCAGATACCAAACCCAAAGCGCGGAACCCAATCGAGTGCAGGGTGCGGAAGTAAGGCAGACGTTTCTCGTCAAACCCAAACTTGCCACACGACCGCTCAACGGCCTCTTGTACGGCCTTCTTTGTAAAGGACATGAACCCTATCTGTTCAGGGTCAACGCCGTCCTCTAAGGCTTCTTGTACGCGCTGTATAAGGCTGTACGTTTTACCACACCCAGGCGGACCTAAGAGCATCTCCTCGGACATCACTCTTTACCGCGTGGACGTTGAGCCAGCCACTCCAGAACTTCTTCCTCGACCCAACGGGTGGCGCTGTTCTTATCGCCCTTGCCCGGTCCAAGATATATGGGTTGTGGAAAGATGTCCTCGCTTACCCACTTGTAAATGGTGGAATGGGATACCCCCAACCACTCGGTTATTTCCGCAATCTTCAGCAGCTTTCGTTGTTCAGAAGGGGATGTCATCACTAAACTCCTTTGGTTCCAGTTCTATTTCTTCATCTTCAAATGCCGGCACATGCCAGACACGTAACTTTTTAGACTTTCCGTTCTCTCTTTTAATGTACTTTTGCTGGTGGCAATCTCCTCCATCATTCAAAGCCTTTAACTGTTCCTGTATGTGAACCGCTTTGTAATGTGTGAACTGCCTGTTCTTGAGAAACTGTTCCAAGCCAGCCATCGTAAAGTACGTCACGCCGTCCTCGGTCCAAGGCTTGCCCATCTCCATTTCTTCTGGGGACAGAGCCCTAATCCGACTTGTGCAAAACGTCTTCAGCATATCATGAAACTGCCCCTTGATCGTAAGTTCCGGAGGGACATCTATGGTGACCGAGTTCTTCATCAGGGTGTTGATTGCAACCTGCCAATCTTGTGGCTTAACTTGAGGCGGCATGAAGTTGAGTTGCTCCATGCATGACCGCTGCCAAAGACCTTGGTTCTGCAATTGCTCAACAGTTAACTGTAGCCGCTGACCATCTACATCCATGAAGTAATGCCGAGGCTCCGATAACATGACTGTCAAACCACCAAGGTTGGCCCGATCTGGGGCCGAGTTACCCACACCAAACTGGCGCGACTTGCAGATCTGTACATCACAGTGATCTTTTAACGGACACACACTGCATTGCAGGAAGTACTCTTTCTTCATCAACGATTTCTGCAACGCAACGATCTCAGTTGCCTCAAGGGCAGGGCTGCATAACGTCCTGTTGTATTCTTCGTGATGCTTCTTCCAATTGTCAGGCCACTTCAACCGGCAGTACACGCCAACGTTAAACATAAACGTGTTCCGGTGTTCAGTAACAGAGCCCTGCCCAGTAATGATTTCCAAGCAGTACGGCCCGTCAGTAAAGTGTGTTCTCTCTCCACCAAACTGAAGTTCATTTAACTCTGGAATGTCTATCCTTGCTGCATCAACCGCAGCAAAGAACTGCGCCATGTCCATAGCTTCGCCCTTTTCATCCAAGGCATAGCGTGTGGTTACATCCCCACCAAAGTACGGCATGTTTATAAAGTTGCCCACATCGCCACGCTCCGCCAAGATAGTGTCCTGCTTTGGAAAGATCTCACAACCGGAGAACCCCAAGGCAACAGACATCTCGGTCAGATACTCTCGAACCATGGCCGCTTGCTCCCACTGCTTGAGAAACAAATAGAGGTGGGCGCCGCCCGACTTGGAACGACACAACACCAGGGGCAACCCTAGCTTTTGAACCTTGGCATTTAACTCCACCAAGTTGAGATCATAGGTATCAATGTCCAGAGCCCCGAACATGCACAGATTATCTTGGGTAATAGGTATAGATCCCACACCCTGACGGCCCTCAATGTGATCCTGTACTAACTCAGCGGTCAAAGGACCGCGAACAATCATACTCTTCGCCTCGGCTTTGCCGTTGCGTCCAACTCTGCCTACAGTGGTTGTACCGTGCGCCGCTATCGATCCGCAGAACGCATCCATTAACTTTTTTGCTTGAGACATAATCCCTCCTAAAAAAATCGCGCTAACCCGGCTAGCGCGATTCTTTATTCACTTTTTTAGAAAGGGATTTCATTGTCCTTGTATGGCGCACCAGTTGCGTTGCCAGATCCTTCGGGATTAATTGTGGGATCCGCAGCGGCCTTTACTTCTCCAGCTAGAATAGAGTCTCGGAAGTCTTTAGCCGCCAAGAAAAGGTGACGACTCTCCGGAGGTACTAAACCAACTTCCTCAACAGAACGCAACCGCCAGATTGTGGCAAACACCGCAGGTTTTACAATCTGCCCTGTCTTAGGATGCTGGACCTTCTGCATAGAAATCTTAGACTTCCACTGTCGGCTAATCTTTAAGCTAGCAGACTTCATGTCAATGATAGCTGGTTGATAGGATCCTTCATCATCCAAAACCAAACAGAAATGATGGTCCGACTTGATGAGTTCGTTGCCGTTGGGCAGTATTTCTTTCATACCCTCTCGTCTGGTCTGGTTAATCAACGGATCACCCGTAGGAACTTTGCCCTTAAACCCGCCACCCAAATCAATAGGCACAAACTCCAAGTACTCCGTTGTTTGATAACACGGGATAACTTTTATACCCTCTTCGCCGGGCCAGTACTGACCAGTAA